CTAATTTGTCAGACATGGCTCAATGGCTGAACGCCTATGAGGCTGAAATGGTGGCTGTGATTGCTGCTGCTGGAACCTTTTACGCACCAAAGAACAATGACCAAAGCAATCCAAGCTCCGAATCGTAAGAGGGGAAGACCTCCAGGCTCTAAAAACGCTAAAACCATTCTGAAAGAGGCTGCGATAGATAAATGCCTCAAGAAGGCTGAAAGTATCGCTATTGCTAACGCTGCAAGCGTAGTACAAGCAATGGTTGATAAGGCCATTAAAGGGGATACGGCAGCTGCCAAACTGATTCTAGACCGGGTCATTCCAGCTAGACGCAGTGTCGATGAAGCATCCGCGAAAGATGTGAATATTCAGATTAACGTGACAGAGAGGGAAGCAAGACATGGCGACTATCAAGCGCAAAGCGAAGAAAGCAATGAGTCAGCCGGCCAATCCGATGGGGAATTCAGTTCCGGACAAACGGGCCCCCATGTCATCTCCATCGTTCGAAGCCAAGAAGGGCAACGGACGGACTAACCAGCAACAGGGCCAAGGCTAGGTCACTTGAACCTAGACCTTTCTCTGCACCCTGGGCAGATGAAGGTCTTCAGCGACCCTTCTAGGTTTAAGTGTGTAGCTGCTGGGAGGCGCTGGGGAAAGACGCACATGGCGTGCGTCTATATTTTGTTTCAGGCGATTCAAAAGACAGCCGTCATCAATGGCAGTGAAAGGTCTCTGCGTGACATTGAATGCTGGTATGTAGCGCCCACCTATGACCAGGGCAAGCGCATATTCTGGAAGCTCCTGAAAAATCTGGCTGAACCCCTTACCTCTAAGATATGGGAAAATGAGTCACGTCTAGAACTCGTTAACGGTCGCTGCATTGCACTGCATGGCTCTGATAAACCTGAACGCTTGAAGGGCGTTGGTTTGTCGGCTGTCGTGCTCGATGAATTTGCCACCATGAAGCCCGACACCTGGTTTGAAGCCATTCGCCCAACACTGGCTGATGTGATGGGTAAAGCGCTGTTCATTGGAACGCCAGAGTTTAAGAACCATTTCTATGACATCTACCTGACGGGTTTGACAGACCCTGATTGGGGTTGTTTCCACTACGAGAGCAAGACCAATCCGTATCTACCGCAGTCAGAGATTGAATACGCGCGCAAGACCATGCCGCGCGAGACGTTCAAGAAAGAGTTTGAAGCGTCATTTGAGACCGCAGGCGGGATTGTCTTCAATTATCCTATCATCGAAGTTGATGCGGCTGATGTTCCTGCAGACGGCGAAATCTACATTGCTATGGACCCGGCTGGCTTCGCTTCGGCGCAACAGGCTAAAACAGCCAAGCATCGCTTGGATGAAACTGCCATTGCAGTGGTGAAGGTCAATCGCGGTGGTTGGTGGGTTCTCGATGTAGAGCACGGACGCTGGGATGTGCGAGAGACTTCTATTAAGTTCCTGCGCATGTGCCAGAAGCACCGCCCAGTATTGGCTGGTATCGAGCAAGGCATGGCAAAGAATGCAGTGATGCCCTACCTAGAAGACCAGATGAAACGCCTCGGAATCTATCCCAACATCCGAGAGTTGACCCACGGCGGGCAAAACAAGTCTTCTAGAATTGCCTGGGCCCTACAGGGGCGTCTAGAGCACGGTCGTATTCACTTCGTGCGTGGTGACTACCTGATTCCGATGAAAGAACAAATCTTTGATTTCCCCAACGCTCGCCATGATGACATGGTCGATGCATTGGCCTATATAGACCAGATTGCTAGCGTCATGTATCTCGATGAAATCATGCAAGACGACTGGGAACCTCTGGATACAGCGGTGGGCTTATGAGCTTTCTACTCGGCGGAGACCTAGACGTTGAATTTGATGGCCAGGGCTTGCTTAGCCGAGTCGGTAACCGGCGCGTATCACGCGACCCAACCAGCGGAACAATCACCAGCTTGGCCAACATGGGGGCAGGTACTGAAGGCCTGACTTCCTGGGTAGTTGGGCACGTCGCGAATTGGCGTAACCGTCGCGATATCGAGCATCGCCAGCGCTGGATGGAGTACTACCGGCTGTGGAAGGGAATATGGGCAGCCGAAGACAGAGACAGAATCTCTGAACGTTCGCACGCCATCATGCCCGCTCTGGCACAAGCGGTGGATTCAGCTGTGGCGGAGATGGAGGAAGCCACGTTCGGACGCGAACGCTGGTTTGATGTCGATAATGAAGATGATTCAGAGCTTGCAGATCGCCTGCTGCGTGATTTTCGCATCATGCAATCCGATGTCAGCCGGATATTCCTTCTCGGTGCCATCTACGGGACCGGAATTGGCAAAATCATCATTGAAGAAGACGAAAACGGAGTCGGCATCCGCCAATCATTGGCCGCTATTGAGCCTCTAGAGTTTGTTCCCGACCCTGCTGGGAGAACCATTCAGGAAATGATGGGCTGCGCGCACGAATTCGTGCTACCTCGAAATGTCGTGATAGACCGACAACAAAAAGGCATCTATGAGCCGGTTGACCCTGGCCAAATACCGGACCATTTCCAGACTCGGGCCATGAAATCCGACGAGAGAACCTTGGCGGACACGGAAGCGGTAGGAATCATCGAGTATCACGGCCTGGTTCCACGCGAAATGTTGCCAGACCCTCCAGAGGAAGAAGGGCACCTCGATTTCGAGGATGACGAAATGGTGGAAGCCATCGTTACTATCGGAAACGAGCAAACTTTGCTAAAGGCCGTCGCGAATCCCTTGACCCATGGCGATAGAGCGATTGTGGCCTATCAGCACTTCACTGTGCCTAACCGTTTTTGGGGAATGGGCATTGTTGAGCGCGGTTACTGGCCTCAGAAGGTGTTGGATGCAGAGATTAGGGCCAGGATTGATGCTTTAGCCTTCTCAACCCATCCAATGATGGCCATTAACGGCGCAGCTATCCCCAGAGGCGGGGATTTCAAGGTTAGACCGGGTCGGAACGTGTTTTTGAACGGTTCGGTAAGTGATTCCATCGCGCCGCTGAACTTTCCGCCGCCAGACCCACAGACCTACACCCAAAGCGCTGAAATGCAGCGCATGATTGAAATGTCGACGGGTCAGATGCAGGCAGCTACTCCATTGTCTGTGAATGACCGTAATAACACGGCTTCTGGCATGTCGATGATTCTTGGCGCGTCGATTCGGCGTACCAAGCGCACCATGGCCAATATTGAACGCGAGTTCGTGCGCCCGTTGATACGGAAAGTAGCTTGGCGCTTCCAGCAGTTCGATATTACCTATCCACAGCAAAGCGCTGAATTCAAGGTGTTTGGCGCGCTGGGCATTATGGCGCGAGAGTTTGAGCAAGTGCAGTTAACCCAACTCATGAACGCCTTACCGCCAGGACCGCAAAGCCTTCTGATTATGCGAGCAGTGGTTGATAACTCTTCCGTAGTGGGAAAGGAAGACATGATTGAAGTTGTCGACCACTTGCTAGCGCAAGCCCTGCAGCCACCGCCAGAACCGCCGCCCGACCTTGCTGCTGAGGCTAGGCTGATGTCTGCGCAAGCCAGGCAACAGGAAGTGCAAGACAATGGCCAGATAAAGCTAATGGAGCTTCAGCTTGAAGAGGCCAAGTTACGGATGAGTGAACAGAACAATGAGCGTAACCACGAGCGTGGGGTTATGGCCATCTCTGTTGAAGCGGACAAGGCAGAAAGTGCGGATATCAAGGCAACCACAGACTCCGTCTTGAATTTAGCCAAGGCTGCAGCTGAGGAGACTAGCAGAGAGGTTAACGAGCTTCGCGAGCAAATAGAGATGATTAAGGCGCTGCCCGCATCCACTATTACAGGAGGCGGAATTTCTAATGAACTGGTTGAGACCCTGCGTGCTGAACTAGAAGAACTTAGGGAAGGCGTCAACGCTAGAAGTTCTGACCTTTCTGATGAAATTCAACCCATCACCATTGACCGCGATTCGGATGGACTTGTTACGAACGTGAACGGCCGCAATGTGGTGCGCGATGACGATGGCCTGATTCGGGAGCTTAGATAATGTCTTTACTGGACCGATTGAAAGGTGATGAAGAACCGAAGGTGCCCGCGCACCAATTCTTTGCCGCGTTGGTACGTGTTGCAGATGGCGAGATGACACGCGCGGAACTGGAGACCCTATTCAGCATCGCCACGACTGGGCAGGATAAAGCTCAACTAGATGTAATGTTTAACGGGTTCACGGCCGCTGCGGACAAGGGCCGCTATCTCGACGCCGTGCACGCGATATTCATGCTTCTAGAAAATCAGGATTTTTCCCTTTCAAACGCCGAGATAACATCTTGGCTGGCGGCGGCAGAAGCCTCCTACTAGACAATGGCCGACGTTCAAACCTGCATTGTCCAAGCTACCTGCAATACCTCAACGGGTAATCAAACCTTTGCGCACGCCACGGAGACCTTTACCGCCAAGCTCGCCCTTTTCTACATGCATAACCCAACTACTGCGCTTAATACAGCGGTGGCGCACGCGTTTTGGGGGTTCGGTGCGGCCGATGGCACCACGCAATGCGCCATTGCGATACGTGTCGGCGAGGACAACGTATCAACGTCGGACGTGCGGCGTTTTGGTTTCAATGATGTCTGTATAGCCGCTGCCGCCGCGACCGCGAACACCATTCTTGATGAAGCAACGTTTGTTAATTTCACGTTAAGCGGTGGAAAGACAGCGGTTACGGTCAACTGGACGAATGCACCTCTGTCGGCGCAGCAAATCACTGTAGTGCTAATGGGCGGCGCTGATTTTACGCCTGTTGTTGGTATTCATGACCTCGGCACCGGAACTAGCGCAGTTGATGTAGCGCTGGCGTTTGACCCTGACCTGGTGATGACGTTCGGCGATAACGACGATGTGGACGGTGTCGGGAATGCGGGCAGCTTCGGAAACTATTTTATGGGCTGGTGCACGAATCCCGCCAGCACTGCAGAGCAATTCTGTTTTTGTAACAGGGCGCAAGATGGACAAGCGCAAACGAACATTGGCGCGCACATTTTCACCAATCGAATGGGGGCGCAGATTGCCGCGACTGGCTCACCGACGTCGGACCATGAGTACACGATGGGGGCGCACAGTAGCTCTACCGGGTTTTCGGTGACATCCGATGTGGGCACTGGTAACGATGACATGCTGTACGTCGCCATGGATTTGGGCGGCGCTGGGGTAAAAATTGGCACCCTGACCACGCCAACATCGACGGGTAATAATGAACATTCCCCGTTGTCTTTCACGCCACAGCTGCTGCAAGTGCTTACAACATCGATGGAGGCGACCGATACCCCTGTCAGCTCTGCACTGTCCGGCGCCGCTGGCTATTACGTCACAGACTTCACAGACGAGGCATCCGGCGCATGGGCTGATGAGTTCCAGCCGGCGACGACTAACACTCAAACGATTTCAGACAATAAGCTAAATCTACCGACGCATGACGGGTCTACTGGCCTTGTCGCGACCATGACTAGCGCCGATGCGGACGGCTGGACGTGGAACTTTTCGGCAGTTGAGGGGACCGCTAAAACCTGGATTTATTGCGCCATAGAGACCGATGCAGCTGGTAGTACCTTCAATCTGACAGCAACTGAAGCGCTATCATTTGCTGATCCTTCCACCGAGACAGCAGACTTTCCAGAGACCTCAACAGAAGCGCTTTCCCTGGTAGACGTTTCAACTAGTACCGCAACGCTTCTAAGGACGCTAGCCGAAACTCTTTCGTTAGTTGATGCATCAACAGAAGTGGGAGTGTTTCCAGAGACGTTAACAGAGGCGCTAGCTCTGGCAGATGTGTCATCTGCAGACGTTGGCATATTTGTATCGCTTGTGGAATCTCTGGTATTAGCTGATGTAGCGAGTGAAGCAGCGTCGTTTAGTGCTTCTATAGCAGAGTCTTTAGCGTTTTCTGAAGACTCAAGCGAACTTGCTGACGTTGTTAGAACGCTGGTTGAATCTCTTACATTAGTCGATACGGCAGAGGGTATAACAGGTGTTTCCGTGAGTGTTGCGGAAGCCTTGCTACTGAGTGATGTATCTAGCGAAGTGGCGACATTTGCGCGATCCATACTGGACGCTGTTGCATTCTCAGATAGTGCGGCAATTGCTACTAAGGTCATCGGCAAAATATTAACCGAGGCCCTGATATTTACAGATGTAGCGCTAGCAACCGGCGGTGTGCCTATACCGACAGGCCAGCGCGGGGGCTCGTCGCTATCACGCGCAAAAATGCGCAGGCTGGAACGCCTTCAGATGTTAAGGCGGGATGATGATGAAATAATGGCACTTATTGCGAGGTTACTTAAATGATTTCCGAAGGTTTGAAAATTAGTGGTTGGGTAATGATGGAACTGTGGGATCCTAATGGGAAGCTCCTAGCGAGGGATGAGGGGCCTAATCTTATTGTCGACGAGGGCCTAGACTTCATCATCGACACAGCATTATCAGGCTCAACTCAAGACACCACTTTTTTTGTAGGCCTGAAGGATACAGGTACTCCGCTTGCTAGCTGGACGCTGGCTACGGGCTTGACTGAAATCAATCCGTACACAGGCAATCGTATTGCCTGGACGGAAGACAATACAGCCACTGACCAATCAGTGTCTAACTCGGTAGCTCCTGCCAGTTTTGCTATCACGGCAACGGATACCGTGTTTGGAGCACTTCTGGCCACGGTCAATACGGGGACTGCTGGCACTCTGATAGGCGCTAAAGACTTCGCCGCTTCTCAGGCTGTGAATAACGGCGACACGCTAAACGTGACTTACACGATTAACGCAAGCAGTAGCTAATGCCCAACGTTAAAGCCTCTGTCGGTTCCTTCACGGTCACGTCTGCGACACAGTTCGCGGTTACGGACGCGACCGCGTTTGGAGGCGATACACCAAAGGGGGTTTTATTTTGGACAGGCAACCATGCAGTAGGAACCATTTCAGACCATGCCCACTTCGGATTATGGGGGGCCACTGCTGATGATCTTGTTGGTAGTTGTATGCGATACCGACATGACTTTAGTACAAGTCAAGTCAACCGTACCATAGCCGATGGTAACGTAGGTGCGGCAGCAACAGCGCTAGTGCTATCGGATATTTCCACGGCTACGGAAATGGTCTTGGATGCCAATGGGGACGGCATTGGTAGCAATCCTGGGCCGATTACCGATGGTTGGCGATTTGACGTTACTAGCTTTAGTGGTGGTTCTGTCACTGTTAATTACCTTCTCGTCGGTGGCGATGACTTAGAGATAAAAGCCACATCGCGTGGCGTCAATGATGCGACAGAGCTTTATGCTCATGGCTTTAGCAAGACAGATGCTGTATTGGGATTTGCTTGGGAGGCTAACGAATTTGCTTCCGGCGGGAATCATACCCGCACTAGTAGTTACAACAGTTATGGTTGTTTCGCCACTAATGACGGTGGAACCACCTTTGACCAATGGGCGGTTAGTCAGCGTGAAGTAAGTGGATCATCCGCTCAAGATATTATTGGCGCATTTAGCAATCTGGATTGCATCAATGATTCGAGTGTTGATTCAGGGCACAACACAGCAAATACCCGCCAATATCGGGCAACGGGCCTTGATTCCACTAACCTAGAGATAACTAACGTTCTAGGGGCCTTTGGGTCCAGTCCGCCGATTCTTTTCCTGTGGATGATATCTATCCCTAGCACGTTGAATGTCTGGGTCGGGGATTACGCCTTGCCGACCTCTGGCGGGACCTTTACCCCTTCATCTCAACCCGGGTTTGAGCCAGGCGTATACGGAATCATGGCCTCTGGCCACACTACTGCCAACGATTGGGAACAGGTAGAGGGTTCGGGCGCTTGGTCTTTCGGTGTGCAGGATGAATTTGGCAACCATAAATCTGCCTCGATTATCGTCGAAGGCGAGATGCTGACCTCTGAAAACACCTTCGCTAAGTCTCTAACTAGTAATAACTTCCTAGACCACAACACGGTTTCCGGGTCGTCAGTGTCGAGTGCTGCTGTATTCACTGCGGCAACCTTCATCTCTACTGGCATAGAGGTTGCTTCTCCTACGGGTACCTTTGGCGGTCTGGCTGGTGCGTTCGCCTTTGAGACTGCCACCACTGCACCAGTGGATAAGACATCTACCGATACACTGTCATTCACTGACACTGCAACGTCTGACATCTTATTCAATAGAACCGTTTCTGAATCTTTAGTATTGGCGGACACTGCAGTAGGCGTAGGACCTATTCAGGTATCGGTTACTGAAACCCTGGTATTGACTGACGACACGGTTGAGTTAACCCCGCCGAATGTCTTCAGCGGCATTCTGACAGAAGCCCTCGTTTTTTCTGATTCAGCGCTTGCGAGCGGCATTGCTCCGGTTGCTGTTGGCGGCGTTAGTGGTATGACGATCCCTGACGTTAGGACTATGCGCAGAAAGGAACGGCTGCAGGTATTGGCTCGTCAAGACCAGGCACTGCTTGAATTCTTGAGAAAAGAACTATCCAGGGGGCCTAGGCAATGAGTGATGCAGATAGAATGCTTGACCTGTTTATCCATCCGGGATGGAAGCAATTCCAGAATGACATGGAAGAAGCGCTAGAGGCCTTGATTAACGGTTGTCATACTGCCAGCTCAAGCGAAGAGTTCTTCAGACAGAAAGGCATGATTCAAAGCCTTTCCAATGTTGTTAATTACCAACTGTTGTTCCGTACCAATTTGGACGAACAGGAGCTACCGGAAAACGAAGATGATGTTGTTTGATTACGAATGTCCAGCACATGGGCTGTTTGAGGCTTGGGGGAACGCTGGCGAGCCATCGCAGTGTCCTAAGTGCTCACTAAGTTGCGGTCCATGTGTCGGCAGTAAGGGAATTAAGCTCAACGGAACAAAGTTGGGATTCCCACGCGCTAACCGCCTATGGACGGAGCGCCATGAACTCCAGGTAGAACCTGGCATTGAATACTGACACCTTCAGGAGAAGATAATGTCAAACGCAGTAGATCCTCCCAAGCCTGGTAATGCCGATAACGTGACAGCACCAGACCCTGATGTCCCAGAGAAGTTTGCAGGAAAATCTGTTGCCGAAGTGGCCCAGAGCTACGTTGAGTTGGAAAGCAAGTTAGGCCAACAAAGCAGCGAGCTATCGAAACTTCGTCAAATGCTGAACGAATCAACACAGGCAGCCGCACCACCAGCTGAGGAGGTTGACTTCTATAGCGACCCGCAGGCCGCTGTAGCTCAAACGGTGCAGCCGTTAGCTCAGGCAATTGCAGAACTTCGCGTTGAAAACATGAAGGCAAAGCTTGCTTCAGCTCATCCAAACTATGAAGCCACCATCCAAGATGTGAAGTTTCAGGAATGGGTAGCCGATAGCAGGGTTCGTATCGGATTGTGGAATGATGCCAACGTCGGCGACTTCCATTCAGCGAGAGAATTATTCTCAACCTGGGAGACGGTCAACCAGTCAAATGCTCAGGCCCAAACAGGTAAAAAGGAAGCGGTAAAGCGTGACCGTAAGTTACGTGCCGCGACCACTGAAAAGGGCTCTGTTGGACTTGCTCCGGGAAAGACGTTCAACAATCAGGACTTAATTGAACTGAAGCGACGCAACCCGGAGAAGTATCGTTCAATGTCTGCCGATATTGTAAAGGCATATGCAGAAGGCAGAGTAACTAGGAGTTAGCCTCTATGGCAGCTTTCCCAGCTGACGGCGTCACAGCCGCTGAAGCCGCAACATTCATACCGGAACTCTGGTCTGATGAAGTGGTAGCCGCATATAAGTCCAATCTAGTATTGGCAGGGCTGGTGACGCAGTTCAATCATCAGGGTCGCAAGGGTGATGTGTTTCATATCCCAGCGCCCGTGCGAGGTACGGCCAGTGCTAAGGCGGCAGATACTGCCGTTACGGTCATTCCTCACACCGATTCTGATATTCCGATTAACATCAATCTACACTTTGAATACTCGCGATTCATCGAAGACATTGCAGCCAAGCAAGCGTTGGATTCCATGCGGGAATTCTTCACAGATGACGCTGGATTCAGTCTGGCTACCCAGGTAGACACTTCCCTGCATGGGGTTGGTAACCTTCTACAAGGTGGTGCGGGTACCGCAGCTTATGACACGGCGGTCATCGGTTCCGACGGGGCAACGGCCTACACTGGAACCAATCAGGCTGCGTTAGCCGATGACGGCATCAGGCAAGCGATTCAATTGCTTGATGATGTCAACGTGCCTATGCGTGACCGCTTCCTAGTGATTCCGCCAGTTGAGAAGAATAACCTTCTCGGTCTGGCTCGCTTCACTGAGCAAGCGTTCGTGGGTGAGGTTGGCATGGCCAACAGCATCCGCAACGGCATGATAGGCAATATCTACGGTGTTCCGGTGTTTGTCTCAACGCAGTGTGCAACGGCGACTGGCGCCGCGCGCATCTGCCTGCTGTTGCACAAATCGGCTATTGCGCTGGTCACTCAGCTTGATATCCGAGTACAGACGCAATACAAACAGGAATACTTGGCCGACCTCTTGACCGCTGACACCATCTACGGTGTTGGGGAGTTGCGAGACGATGCAGGAGTTGCAATCGCAGTGACCGCCTAATCACTGCTCACCCTTGGGAGGGGGTCAAACCCCTCCCTCTTTTAAGGGGTTGATATGACATATAGAGAGCTGGTGAATGCTGTTCTTCGCCGTCTGAGGCTTGATGAAATAGGCTTTGTAACAGACAGCCCTTATTCCAGAATGATTGGCGACCTGGTAAACCAGGCCAAGCGTGAAGTAGAAGACGCCCATTCCTGGCTAGCCCTGGAATCTGTGGTCTCTCTGTCGACTGTGGCGGCGGTGTCCACCTATACCCTGGTTGGATTCGGCCGTAGAGCACGGATACGCAGCGTACACAACACCACCACGCGCGCAGACATCAGAAGCCTTTCATTCGACCGCTTCCAGCGCCGCGTTGATTTTGCAGCCAACACAGGAGCGCCTACATATTGGCGAATCAATGGCCTAGTCGGAGATGACCCGGTGATTGAGTTATATCCAACGCCTGAGGCGGTTTATGCTGTTAGCGTCTACGCTACATCTCCGCAGTCGGACCTGTCTGACGACTCGGAAGAGCTAACGGTATCCCCTTACCCGGTCATCCTGGGCGGTTATGCCTTGGCAGTGGCGGAACGTGGCGATGACCGTGGTGCTGCGGAGCAGATGGCACAAAGGGAATATGAGTCAGCGCTATCTGATGCTGTGGCCCGTGATGCATTCAACAATGAGTCAGGCCAGGCTAGCGATTGGGTTGTTGTCTGATGTCTAGCGAACTACACCAAATCATCTTGCGAGGTCCTGGAACCTTCGGCCTGAATACTGAGCAAGCCCTAGCAGTTGATGATTTCCGCTGGTGTACCGAAGGCCTTAATCTGGTGTTTGACGACACTAACCGTCTGACCTCACGCAAAGGCTTGAACAACCTGACTACTTCAGGCGGTCATGGTAATGACGTAGAAGCAGTGTTTGAGTTTATCGAGAATGCAACATCGAGCGAAATCATATCTGCTGCCGGACTGAAGGTATACACCGGATCGGTCACGATTACCGATATCACGGGGACCATTACTGCGCCGACTGCCAATGATTGGCAATTCGTCAACTACAACGGTAAGTGCATAGGCGTACAGCAAGGGCATACCCCCATCGTGTACACCGGAACTGGAACCTTTGCTGACATTGTGCCGGCCACGGGAACACTACCAACAGGTAACGCAGCACTGTCAGCCTTCGGACGTCTATGGGTTGCAGACGCTGATGGTACTACCATGAAGTTCTCTGCTTTGTTGGATGAAACCAACTGGAGCACTGCAGGCAGCGGCAGCCTAGACACGCTTGAGGTGTGGCCAGACGGGGTTGACCAAATCATCGCACTGGCTGAGTTCCAGAACCAGCTGTTGATATTCGGAACCCGTTCCATCTTGGTTTACACCGGAGCGGAAGACCCGACAGCCGTCACTTTCTCACTGTTCGATATCATCCGACGTGGTACCAACTGGCGTGATTCAGTGGTCGCTATCGGTAATGACTTGTTATTCATGTCATCTGATGGTTTGCGCTCTGTGTCGCGTGGTCTGCGCTCTCAAACCATGCCAATGACGGACCTTTCTACCCATGTGCGTTCGCTTCTAATTGACCAGCTGTCAGGCGTTACGACCACCATGCAGGCAGCCTACAGCCCTGTGGACAGGGCCTATTTCTGCCGCATCGTTAAGAGCACTGGTACCAATTATTGGTATTTCGATGTCGGTCAACGTCTAGAGAATGGAGACCTTCGCGCCTTTCGTTGGTCTGGCATCAACTACACGTCCATTACTGTTGCCAGTGACCGTACCGTATATCTGGGCACCAATGGGGCCATCGGTGACCATTCTGGTTACTCAGATGACGGCAGTAACTATGACGTTGAATGGCTGACAGCCGGCAGTGAACTAGGTACGCAAGGCGAGAAGATACTTAAAACTGCCCGCTTTCTTATGTCGGTGGAGGCTGTTACGAGTTTCATCCTGCGTTGGTGCGTTGACTTTCAGGAGACCTGCCACACCGCGACAGCTACCGCAGGCGTTAACAACGCCGAGAGCGAATGGAACGTAGCAGAGTGGGGTCTAGATGAATGGTCTGGCGGGGCTAGAGTCTCTAGAGAGCTTCGTATACCTATGTCGCATTCTGGCCAAATCGTACAGATTGGCGCCCGTGTCACCATTACAGGCACTGAAGTTAGCTTCGCTAATATCACGCTATTAACAAAGGTTGGCCGCTTGGCCGCATAGATTATGAGCGACTACGCAAGAATTCACGATTTCTCAGTTAAGGATGCATTGACCACAGGCGACCCTGCAAAGCTGATTAAGGGCTCAGAGGTTGATGCGGAATTCGATGAACTTGTAATACACAACAGTTCCAAGGTAGACAAACCGCCCGGTGCATCCGAAGGTGACTTCCTTCGCTTTACCTCTGGCGTGTGGTTGCCCAGCTCAGCCGGAACGGTGCCGGCAGGCTCCCTAATGCCATTTGCTGGAACAACGCTTCCCACCGATTGGCTGTGGTGTGACGGGTCACAGGTCAGCACTACTACCTATACGGCCCTATTTGCAGCCATTGGCTACACCTATGGAGGCTCGGGCGCTAACTTCTCATTGCCTGACCTGCGTGGCCGCGCTGCCTTCGGTAAGGACAACATGGATAACGCGGTTGGAGTTGGTGGCGGCGACGCAGCTAGGCTGACATCTGGTGGAGCGCCTGGCATCAATGGCGATACCCTGGGGGCCTCGGGAGGTGTCGAGGAGCACCAGCTAACAGAGGCAGAGTTGGCAGCCCATGCCCATGGCATTGGCGGTAATTCCACCGTTGGGGTGTCTGCATCTAACTATCGCTTGAGCCCAAGCTCTTCCAGTGTTGGTGACACCAAGAGCGCGGGGGGGGATGCAGCGCATACCAACATGCCGCCTGCTATCGTTCTTAATTACATTATTTTCTTGGGAGCTTGATATGGCGCTTCTAGGCTCATTACTCGGTGCAGGCGTTAGCCTGTTAGGTTCTAAACTCGGCAACAAACAACAGCAGAGCGGCGTTAATCAAGCACTGCAGGCGGGAGGACCGTTCAATGTCTCGGGCCCGTTTGGTAGGGCTAAGTTTAAGGATGGGAAGCTCTCGGTGGGCTTGAGCGGTAACACCCGTTCAGGCTTCAACCAAGCGGGGGCGCTGGGTGCGGGTGCTTTAGGTCAGTTGGGCTCTACAGATTTCCTTGGCCGCGAACAAGATGAGTTCGACCGATTGCAGCAACTGCGACAACCAGGAATTGACAGGGCCCGCTCTGGTTTGCAAAGCCAACAGTTTAACCGTGGGCGCTTAGGTCTTGGGGTTGGTGGTGGTCTGTCGGGTCGCTTGTTCAACCCGGAGACCGCAGCACAAGAGGAAGCCATCATGCGTACCCAGCTAGGCGACATTGGTGCGGCGCGTCAGTCCTCACAGCAAGACCAGAATTTCCTACTCGGTCAAGCTGGCGGATTGTTCGGACTGCAGGGCCAGCTCGGACAGCAGGGCTTGCAGCAGGCACAACTAGGCATTGGTGCACGCAACCCGGCAGCCTTGGCTGGTCTAGCAGCACAGCCAGGCTTCTCACGGGCGCGCACCACTGAAGGGTTCTTCGGGTCACTCGGCAACAGCATAGGTGGGCTCTTCTAATGGCTGAAGGAATCTTCGGACCCACACCCGCTGCGATACAGCAGGCTCAGGCCGATGAACGGTTACAGCGTGCGGCAGTGATTGGCAATCTTCCTCTTGGGGGCTTTGGCGGGGCCATTGCTGGACAACTTGCAGGCCAAGCATTCGGCCAGGCTGCTGGCATAGAAGACCCTAGGTTGCGCCAAGCGCAGACCATGCAGGAGGTTCAGGCGCAGATGGCAAGCTCTGGACTACAGCCTGGGAGCCGGGAATATACCCAGCAAGTGACCCAGCTATTCCGTAACGCGGGGCAGGAAGACCTGGCTGTGCAAGCGCACACCTTGGGTACTCAGCTCGAACAGCAGAGCCTTGGCGTGGACAAGCAGAGGGCAGAGTTGCAAGGCCCTGACCCACAGCAGGTACCGCGTAATTTTGAGATGCTGCTGCAGTTCGGGTTGCCAGAACAGCAGGCCCAGTTCGTAGCACAGAACCAGAAGTTAACAGACGAAGCCGTCAAGCAAGCACTCAAGGGCAGGCCACAGCCTGAACTGCTGAGAATTGCTCAGTTCATGCACCCTGGAGATGTTCAGCAGCAGCGTAGGTTCGTGAAAAACGTCAAATTAAAGCCAGGAGCCAGCGTTAACGTGAACGTTGGCGGCAAAGCGTTGACGCCTGCTGAACGCAACAGCATCCGCACTGCGGACGGTAAGCCCTTACCGCCTGGCACTACGGTTGATGAAGCTAACCGGCGGTTACAAAGCGGGGAGGCTCAGCAAGTCTCGCCAGAGGAAGCGGCAGCTATCACTAGACAAGCCACTGACCAGGCAATGGTGCAGCGCAGCGCAACAGAGGCTTCTAATTCAATCAATGCGCTGCAGAGTATTGGCCAGAAGTTATCACTCGGCTCAGCACTCAGCCCGTCAGACCGTAGGGCCTACAGTGCTGCTCGAACTAGGGCGGCTAAGGCCTTTGCACAGCTGAGAAACCCACCAGGGACTGAAGCTTCAGGGCAGGCTGAAGAACGCCTACTAAGTGTTTTACCTGACCTAAATACCGCAGTGGTTGCCCCAGGTGCTCTACAGGCTGGGATCCAAACACTACAGGCTGAAGTAGCGCAGCGAACCGGCGGCGCTCAGGCTGCACCGCAGACAGGTGCTGGACAGGTCATTGATTTCAGTCAGCTACCGCAGTAGGGGATAGCCATGGACGTGCGGATGCCAGATGGAACCATCATCCGGAACGTTCCGGAAGGTATCACTCAGTCCGAACTATCTCGGCGCCTAGGACTGATGCAAGGGGGAGGGGGATTACCCCCTTCTACCCCCCCTCCTAGCATCATGTCTCAGATAGCCGCCAATCAGGGCGGCAACGTTCCGCCTCCAGAGGGCTTCGGAGCGCTACATCCGGGCGTTGGAGGGCTGGCAGCTAATCTCTTGTCTGGGGCCGTGGCAGAGCCTGTGGCGGGCATTGCTGGGATCTTGGCTGGCCTGGCTGGGGGTGCAGATTTGGGCTCAAGAGTGGTACAAGGCACCCGTGAGGCGCTAACCATTCCTCCAGGCCAGCAAGGAAGTGACCTATTGCAGCAGGCGGTAGGCGGAATTCCTGAACCCGTTCGGAACCTGGGAACTGCGGCGGCGCAAGGATTAACTGATATATCAGATGCAGCAGCGCAAACGTTTGGCCCAGCAGCTGGAGCAGCAGTCCGCACGCTTCCGACAGCAATTGCAGAGGTGGCTGGCCTTAGTATCGGACGGCGACTCCTTAAGCAGTCCGGTCAAGCCGCTTCACCGCGCGCCAAGCCGAAGGACATCCTCGAAGCGGCGCCCAGCCAAGAACAGCTGAAAGAAGCCGCCAGGGGGCTGTACCGTGAGCTGGATAACTCTGGAGTCAGAGTTAAGTTCAACGCTTATAACGGCCTGGTACAAGACGTGACGCAGATAGCCCAGAGCATGGGGCTAGACCCGACCTTAACGCCCGCATCCACAGCAGCACTACAGCGCTTGAGCCAGAATACAGGCCAAGTGGTAAGCCTGAGCAACTTGGACACGTTACGGAAAGTGACCCGTATCGCTGCCCAGTCTCAGGTACCAGCAGATGCAGCCATCGGTGCTGCCATGATTCAACGCATTGATGACTTCCTCGACAACGCGGGCCCGCAGCAATTAGCTGGGGCTACCCGCTCCGCGCAAGGCTTCCAAGCTAAGTATCGCACCGCTCGTGACCTCTGGGGTAGGGCTAGGCGTTCGGAGTTGATTACTGAAGCAACCGACAAAGCCAGGCTACAGGCAAGTGGGTTTGAGAATGGCTTGCGGGCCCAGTTTCGTTCTTTGCTCAACAACAGAAAAACCAAGAAGTTGTTTAACGAAAGTGAACGCACTGCTATGGAAAGGGTTATCCAGGGCGGCGCACGCGAGAACATATTCAAGCTACTGGCCCGCTTTGGTCCTGGCGAGGGCCAACAAATAACCTCCCTTACCATGCTAGGCGGTTCAGCTGCTGGTGCAGCCGTTGGTGGTGCAGCTGGTGCCGTTGCGGTGCCCTTGGTTGGTATCGTATCGGGCAAGATGGCTAAGCGTATGACACGAGGCAATGCATCCTTTGCGGATGCTGTGATTCGCTCTGGTAGTGATGCAACCCGTATCGTTCAGGCTTATGCGATGCATACCCCAAAGGCACAAAGAAGCGCAAGCGAGCTATCGGAACTACTGATGCAGCCCCATGTAGACATCTCCCAGATATCAGAGAGCATCGTACTAGAAGGTGGCAGGGTTATAGATGAGTTAGCCAGGAAGGCAGCCAACATCGCACGACAACGCCAGGCTGCTGCAGTGGCTGCTACGGGCGCTGTTGCGGCGGGCCAGAATCAAGCATTAGGCACACAGCAAGGAAGCCTAGGACTATAAAGCCATAGGGGGGGATTAGCATTCCGGCCAGGGCTGCAATGGCTAGGACTATTACCCATGAGAGCAGTATTGTTATGACATTAAGCATTACAATTCTATACAGAAATCAATGAGTAACATTGATACTGTAACGGCTGAAGACAAACGTCGAAGACAGCGACGCACGGATGATATGAACTTGCATGATACTCATGACAGAGTGATCCGTATTGAGGCGCAACTGCTGCAGTGGATGAAGTCTGTTGAAGAACGCCTTGATAGATTAGATAGCTTCCAGAAGTGGGTTGTCGGCCTGTTGGGTCTTTCGCTCATGGGTATCGTGGTCAATCTGTTGCTCAACCGTCCGCCTCTCTAATCGGTGGATAGCAAAATATAAAGGATCCAGAGCAGCAGTTGTTTGTTGGTCGAGGATGCCATTCTCGCCCATCTCCAGCAACGCCTGGTAGCGTTCATCGATGTCTCTGAGCGTTGCCACGTTATTGCTCCAGTCGCCTAGGAAGTGGCATCCAATACAACACATCTTGGCCGAACCAAGTGGATGGTCCGAATTCTTCCCAACGATAAGGCCGCTGGTTGTTACGATCTTCGTCGGCGCCTTTGAAGTTAAGCTTGCGTTTGCTGTTGTTTGGTAGAGCCTCACGCTCGGCTTTCGAAATGCCACGTTTGCAGACTGCAATCGCCCATTTCACGCCTTCTGGATCATGTTTATCGTCATACGGCGGATCGTCGAGACGAATCAACACATACTTGCCTTTCGGTGGTAACACATCATCTGGTGAATAAATCGGAAGTTCCACCAAGCTCACTGGGTTGGCCACTGGTGCGAGCGCGGCAGCGCCACCCGTTTTGAAGAACGTTCGGCGATCCATAGCCTGATATCGCCGTACTCGTTACGCCTTATCTGGTATTCAATGGCCATCACAAATCCTCCAGCTTGGGCCGCCTATCCATGATAGGAATAACGCCTGCGCCGCGGCACCATCGGCATACGAGTTGGTTTGTCGTGGCCGTGGTGGGTTCCTCCTTCGACCCATAGCACCGCCCGCATATAGCAACGCCAACGAAGTTCCGTGCCCAGTCTTCGATAAAGCGTCCAATATCAGACGCCATCACAAATCCTCCAATGCTTCGCGCAGCATTGTTTCTAGCCGATCATTTTGCGCAGCCCATGCCGCAGCCCTTGCCACATCCCCTGCCGCAGCCCATGCGGCATCCCATGTCGCAGCCCCTGCCGCAGCCCATGCCGTAGCCCTTGCCACATCCCCTGCCGCAGTCCATGCGGCATCCCATGTCGCAGCCCCTGCCGCAGTCCATGCGGCATCCCATGTCGCAGCCCCTGCCGCAGTCCATGCGGCATCCCTTGCCGCCTCCCATGCCGCCTCCCATGCCGCATCCCCTGCCGAATCCCATGCCGAATCCCATGCCGTAGCCCTTGCCACATCCCTGATCTCTGGATCTTGTGTGGTCAGGTACTCACGCACGATCTCAGGCATATCCCAGAGATGCGCAACGTCTAACGCACACTGACAGGCAAAACTCCGCAGAAGATCTTCACAATTAATATAGTCAGTGAGTCCCACTCGTTTCGACGCGCAGATTTTATCGACGGGATCCCCGTGCTCCACAATAGTCCCGGTGAGTTTGACTCTAGCAACCCATGCTCCAGGTGCGTATCTAAGGGCATCGATAGCGCGTGTCGCTCCGTGATAACCCCGCACACAGGGTTCGATATTCTCGATTTCCGGTAATGCCACCCCTTCCCCTGGTAACGGCGAACCATCACGCAATGTGTCGCCCGCAAAATGCCAGCAGCGAAAAGATTCCTTCATTTCACCACCTCAACCTTTGAACAACTAAAGTCTACCCGCACCCCCTTGGCCTTATATGCTTTCATCACGGACGGCGCTGCACTCTCGCAGGCTGTACGGGTGTCAAACATCGGTACGTCGGCCTGAATGACGTCGGCCTGGTTTTGCGACACGACCCAAATTAATAGTACGAATTTGAACACATCCTACTCCTGTGCTAATCCGATGAACGTTTCCCAGCTCATATAGACTCTCGGTTCTCCATGGTTGCGCTTGATGACCAGGAAGTCAGCAGCGCCCATGGCGTTGTCGCCGGTTCTCCATCCATCCTTCCAGGCCTTACACTCAATGATGTAGCGCTTGCCTCGCATCCGCACCATGGCGTCATGCGGGAAGTCTGAATACACGCCTGAACCGGGTTGACGGCGTGACGATAGGCCAACCTTTGCGAGCTCAAGCGCTACCCACTTCTCTAGCTTGGTTCCCTTAGCCTTAGCTGACGCAGCTTTCATGGCATTGGCATCGTTTTGGTATCCCAATCACTAGCGCTTTCCGCGTACTCCCACACTGCACAGCAATGAAATATGTTCCTGTTTCGCGTGGTCTCAATCTTGAATTGAACCAGCCGGCAAGTTTGCTCAATAGTCGGTTGGCAAGTCTCTAGAGCTAGAGCCAGAGTCCTCTGGTTTGGAGAATCGTGCGTTGTGCCATACGTGAATTCCCGATAGTAATAGCGGTTCATGAGAGATAGGTAACCAGTACCCCCCCGAGTAAACCGCACGTAATACCGAAAAGAACTATCCAGGCATATTCACTTGAGCGATTAAGTTTCCGAAGGAACTTCGTAGGCTTGCGCATTAGCTTCGAAATATGGAGATTAGCTGCATAGGCAGCTATGACTTCATCGCTCCAAAGCTCTGCAATAATAGACCTCGAAACGATTGACTCTGGCTTACTCTTTTTCACGTTCCATACCCCTTCATCTCTGTACGTTTGGTGGCTTGCTCTGTTCTCCACATCTCAATCTTCATCTCTGCTCGCTTTAAGGCCCATAAGGCTACGGCCTCCTCCTCCACCGCAACCCTCAGGCCCTTCAAGTGCAGCTCATAGGCATGGCTTGCGAGTGCTTCGCGCTCCTGTGCCGCTGCTGAGGTTACCCCCTCCCCTTCCGCTACCTTCATCTGTAGAGCAATCACGGCCCGTCTGTAGGGCTCCATATAGGTGGCCGTGGCTTTAGCGGTCGCATAAGTCTGCGCTGCCTCACGTACCGCGTGTAAATAATGCTCGATATCCATTAGCTGAGATTCTTCCCAAAGTCACACACGCTGCGCACAGGACACCAGTCAAGACAACGTGCCGGTGTGCCGGGTCGATGCTCAATATAGAAATCTGCATTCTGGGCAACGATTCCATCTCTGTACTCTTGAGCCTCAGGCAGGGAATCACAGCGCTTTAACGCAGTCTTGCGTCCAGTCTTCATTACTGCCCAGTGCTCATCCCGTTCCCAGCGCTCCGCCGAAGAGCACTCTTTTGAGGGTGCTTCAAGAGCACGTAGACGAGTGCTCACGAAGTTTTCAACATCCCCAATGGGCCAGGGTCTGAATTGGTAAATCTGGTAGCGCTTGCGCGGTAGGTCAAAGTTCCTCTGTACTTCTCGTTTCTTCCAATCGGTGAAGACTGCATGAACTTCTAGGCGGTCTAGAGGGTGCCCAGACTCGGCCAACATCCAGCGATACAGGTTTACCTGCTGCTCCCATTCCCGCTTGCCAAAGACATGGCTCCACATGCTGGTGGTTTTATAATCCCTTAGCAGGCTCTGAGACTGGCTCCACCAGTCAGGCGTGCCCTTAATCAGCCAGTCATCGAAGTGGTAGTCAATTGACTGCTCTTCGCAGGAGTCATGCGGGCCATATTCCAGACTAGCCAGATACTCATGGAAGCCAATGCCTAGCATGGCTGGGATACGGCTCTCTGCTTCGGTGTCATCGACCCATTGGTAAGCGTCCTTCAAGCGAACCTGATGCGCTGGGTTGAGTAATTCAGTGACATGAATAACCTTCTTTTCCAGGTTGGCGGAGCGTCGCTCCATGGCCTCGCTAGCAGCGGTTAGCCAATCAGGTATAGCCTCAGCAGGCACGCCATTATTAGAAGGGGATGTCATCGTCTGGATCCTTGTCTGGCTCTTCGCCGTTTGGTATGTCCTTCACTGAAGCAAGGGCATACATGGAAGCTGACTTCGGCACTTCGCCCCACAGTGATGCCCAGATGATGCCTGCCTTCATGGCTTCATGAATGCTGCACTCTGTAGGGCCCTCAATCATGGACTTGACGACGCCAGTGGCTGAGGCCATTAGGCCATTCATGGGCACTGTCTCATGCATCAATGACTTGTACGGTACCGCTTCCCCTGGAAGGTAGTCCCTTGTGATGGTCGCGGGCCCTTGCGAGTTGTCAGGGACAACCCCATTCAGGCCATGCTGTGCCAAGTCCGCCTGATAGAACGGATGCGGGCCTACATCCTTGGTAATTGTTGACGGGTCGGAGTCGAAATCAAATTCGTACTTATGGCCTGGAATAACGTCGACCGGGTCCATCCCATGGATCGTCATGCCTCCCTTCCAGGCCCCTTTGCGCGAGTAGAAGTAGGCAACGGTGCCTTCTCGCTTGTAGCAAATGCCGCTAGGTCCGGCCATGGCGCACCACCTTGTCGACCTCGAACGCGGTTTCTACCGTTGACTTGTCGAGCGCGTCCGCGAATGTCTCCATTGTGTAGGACCCATCAGGTATCTTCGGGAACATCGGCTGTTGAGCCGTATTGATATCCCATTCATAGACTTCCTGCATTGACGCCTCAAGAGCGCGTATGAGGTGGTCAACCTGCCTGGAATCGAGCTTGCCAAACAGGTTTTGCATTTGGATATAGACCTCTCCGGTCTGACGGTCCACCAAGCAACAATCCCAGCGGTCTGAACTCATGCCTATGCGTGTGATTGGGTCTTCTTTCATGTGGTTGCACTCCTGGTTAGGTTAGGCGGGGGCGTATCGTAGCCTTTGGCGTTGGTGTAACGGTGATGGCACAGGCTCTGGCCCCGATATAGGTTGCGGTCCATCAGGTACTGGATCGCTCTGCGGCGCTCAATCAACAGATGCTGCGCGCTCAACTCCAGCACAAACGCCAAGCGGTCATGTTCTGCGTAATCAATCATGACTCGCCCCTGGCTTTCTTCAGAAGCTCCCAGATTTCAGATTCCAGTTCCGGTAATTCAGGGCCTCCATGCAAAAGAGCACAAGCTCTTTCTAGCAATTCATACATCTCAGGGGCTGCGGCGATAAGGTGAGCGTTCCAAATAGCGTCCGTAGCTAGTGATGCCCCCCTGAATCCCGTTCCATCGGATAGCCAGCCAACCAGAGACGCACCTTCCTCAGTCTCTATAGATGGTGGTGTTGGCCAGACCGAGGGCACGACAATCCATGGCCCTGGTGTGAATTTGGTTTCAGTCATTTGCTCAGTTGCCCCGTTGGTGTATGTCGTATACAATACACGTCCACTATACAGGAGTCAAGCAAATGCCGATTAAAAGACCAGGAGCGAAGAAAGGTACTGCCACTCCCTTCGTTATCTTTCGGCTTAATCAGAGAGAAAAGAAGGACTTGCAGCATCTTGCAGAGAGATACGCAGCGGGCAATATGTCGGAGATGCTTCGCCGCTTGCTGGCTGAGAAGATAAACAGAGAGGTTAGAAAGGGAAAGACAGGATGACAGGCATTGCATACAGGGGACGCTGCAAACATTGCAACAATGACAAGATATTGGCCGCTAAGGACCTCTGTGGGCCTTGCAGGAGACTCCGAGACAGCTACTCAGAGTCTTATCTGATAGCTAAGGAGAGTCGAGAGCTATTGAAGGACCTGGATGAACTGGTGAGGTCTAGACGGTGAAGGATTTAGAGTCTTGGTTCATCATTGGTCTAGGAATCATTGTGGTTATCGTCATAACTTTGGTGGTAGGAGTACTGTTCAATGTCTTATGAATCAATCAACACACGATGAATTACAAGATTTAATTATAGTACTAGCAGCAGTCATGATAGGAGTAATCGGGACATTAGTATTTTTAGTTTGGTATTTGGATAAGATTTGTTAGACATCTGAAAAAATACATTGACAACCTAGCCCCATGAACTAGGCTCTAGATAAGGCACTCCTCGCCTTAAAGCAGTAAGCCCCCTCCCTGGGGCTGTCAGGAAGAGAACCGGGGATACAGAACAAATCCAAGCAACGCCTGGCCGGCGACTTGGTCCCTGGCATCAGAGTCAGACTCTGCGGCTAGCTGTCAATATGGATATTGATAGTTAACGGGGAACGCTGAGTACCTGTATCTGGCCAAGAGCCAGACTCGTCGGAGGGACTGCCGACCAGGGGAAAAGGCCCTTTCCTGCCTGTTAATTAAATATCCCATTAATCCTGTGGATAACTCTGTTAATAACCTGTTAATAAGTGCTTGACTACTGATTAAATACAGGTATTAATACACCCATCCTGGGGAATAAACATGGGTTGTCAGCGACATGAGTTCTGCTAGTTTGCAGACGGGACCTACTCAGCCCCGCCCCCCTCATGGCGCTGAGGTCCCTTCCCATGTCCCCAGGAGCTTCAACCACTTAGGTCTGTATCAATCCTCCCGCCGGCGAAGGCAGAAGGAGATGGACAGCCTTGCACTACTACTATTCACAGGTATAGACATAAAGGATGACTGTATCTGTGAGTGTGTATCGTAAACGCAAACACTGACCACTGGTCACTAAGTGTTACTATCTACCCCACCTAATCCTACAAAGGGACCCTATATTTAGGGGGAGGGGGCCCCAAGTGGGTTGGGAGAAAGAGTGTTA